AATGTTGCCAATGCATTCTGGCGTATCTCTTCCAATTCTTCTGCACCTCTACCACCTATTGCTGGTTCTAAATTTTCTGCAGCTACCGATGCTTTTATTGTAGAGTATAAATTCAAATTATCAACTGATAGTATATCTTCATCAAATTCTATTTTATCAATTTTAACCAAGTCACCAGTATTAACGTTTGCCTCAACACCACCACCTACTAAATATTTTATAGTTAATGTTTTACCAGCCGGTGCGATTCCAAATGTATTTGTTTTTAAAAAGTTTGAAGGGTCTATTGCTAAATCATTTATTCTATTAATTGAACTGGCCAATCCTAATCCAAAGTTTTTTGTACTTGGTAATATGTGTTCATCATTTATAGAAGTATCACCGCTACCAAATTGAATATCAATTGTATTATCAGCATTAACTTTTGTGGAAAATCTATGTGGTACTCTTTTAAGTTCCAACATAAACGGTACACTATCCTTATAAATAGAATATTCACTATTAGTTGAGATATTTGGTTTATCTAAAAATACCATATCTTGTGCTAAGTACGGAACTTCATAATATTTCTGATTAGAACCATTTTCAACGACAGATGATATACCAATAAGCTTATCGGCTGATATTGTGGTAAACGGATAATCTACCGCATTATTAGGAAACGATACAGTTGTAGTTACCTCTCTAGCTGAAATTGCTTTAACTTTTTTAGTAGCCAAATATAATACTGGTTCACCAGTTGTTTGGTCCCTACTATAAATACTAATCTCTCTATCCGTTTCAGATGCAAAATCCACATAGTCGGTTGTCCTAAATATTATATTTGGATTTGTAGTCGATACTACTTGCATTCCATCTTTTATCTTTAAGTAATAATGCGAATCCGGTGCGTTATTGACACCACTACCAATTGAAGGAACTAATTGATAGATAGTTATATTTGTTACAGCAGGAGTAGATATCGTTGGCTTATATCCCAATGATTGAGCTATAGCAATTACATTCTTTCTTTCGGTGGCATGGATTAGTAAAGATTCTTTTAATTGAGCGTCTTGATAGTATGATAATACATCGCCTATATACGATGCCATTTCGATAAACACCATACCAGGAGAAGCCTCATTGAAATCGGAATATACGTTAGGAAAATAAGTTTGAGTATAGTCTATTAAATTCTGTCTTAGTTGTTGAAAATCTTTACCGACATAATTTATAGACCTATTAGCTCCAAATGATTTTTTTGTACTGTTTATACTCATTATTGATTATTTATATTTAATGTTAGTTGTCCGCCTATATTTGGATTAGATGAAAGGTAGAAAGTTAATTCAATTGTGAACATATTTCTATCCACATCTTTATCATCATAATCTAAAATAATTTGGTTTATAGTAATATATGGTAGCCACGTTGTAACTGCATCTGTTATTACTTGCTCCACTTTAATATCAATCTCATCAGGTACGATATTCTCAAATAATATTTTCCATATATCACAACCATAATCAGACTGATGAAGTCTTTCACCTTTACGTGTCATTATTAGGTTAATCAGATTACTCTTTGCCTGCTCTATCGTACTGTAGTTTACGGCAAACGGGCCACCAGTATTAGATGTTCTATTTATAGAAATACCTAATACTTTATAATTATTCTCAGCTAAATCTGCTACATTGACTTTACCTAATGTTCTTGCCATATTTATTAAAATCTTTTAACTAAATCTCTATAATCACGAGTCAAAGCTTTCATTGTAGCATCTTGCAATGCATCTCCGGTTGATTCGATTGGCAATGATTGACGCGGCATTGCATTGCCCATTTCTCTATAATCCATTGTTTCCCATTCGCCTTCCATACTAACTTGCGGCTGCATCATATCTAATACACTACCACCAGCGCCCTCACCTGCTCTTTGTGCAGCTGAAAATGGTGTAGTTGAATTTAATATTTCATTTAATATTGGGTCTTTTGAAAACTCTCTTACAGTTTGTACTTTTTGTTTAGGTTGTACAGCTATTTCTTTTTTAGTAGTATTAAGTATTTCTTTTAAAGGAGAAGCACTATGTGTCCTACTAACTGGTTTTTTATTAGTATTTAAGGATATGTCACCTGATTTAATCAGTTTTATAACTTCTTCTTTAACTTGTTTTTTTACTTCGCTTTTTACTACTTCTCTAATAAGCGATACTAAAACATCTGATTTCATAAAATTGGTAATTGTTATTATTAATAAATATTGAAAGTTAAAATTTAATTAGGATACATTATATCCAGACCACGGTATTGTACATGGACCTGGAATAGGTGGTACGCCAGGATACAGCGATATACAATTATGTAATCCGGATACCGTTAGCATGTGTATTTTTGCGCAAATAATAAATTCATCCAACCACATATTAAGATTGGGAACCGGTAGACTTGGAATAGGCGTCCACACACCTGGATTGAGTACGGGTGCAACTAATACTGATATATTTGTAATTGTTCCTACACACGGAAGTCCAGGCGGCATTGGCATTAATGTAGCCCCTGTCCAATACGCTTGAATGGCAGGTCCACATGTTTCTAAAAGAGTTTTTGAATTTGATAATTGCTGAATTGTCAACTCTGTAATCAATAAAGATTTCATTGCCTCTTTTTGTCCAGTTTGTAAAGGAATACCAGTTATAATAGTTTTACCGGATTTAACAGCATTATCGTACGCATTAGTTAATTTAGTAGCAAAATTAATCATACTACCATACGAACCCATTGCCACTGCCATCTCTGCTTTAAACGAACTCCAAGACATATTAATTTTTTGATAAAAAGTTTCTTGCCGAATATAAGGTCTTTAATTTACTTTTTATAGATTTGAAAGATGCTTCATTCAAAGGACCTGGTTTACTTGGCCCACATGGTGTAAGATATACTTGCAACGTAATAGCATCAATTAAATCGCCTAAAATCTTAACCAATTCACCACCTAATACCATATGCTGTACATCCGAACCATCATCGCCTGCTCCAGTATTTTTACCTAAATAAACATTACCACCACTATCGGAATTTAAGAATATATTATTACTACCTTTTGAATGTATTGTAATATTCTTTTCACCATGCATATAAATTTCATCTTTGGAATCAATTGAGAATCGACCATCAGTAATAACACCCGTATTACCTTTACCAAATATAATAAATTCACTTGCTTTAGCTGACATCAGTATTCTATCCGAATTTATAAAAATTTGGTCACCACTAAAATCTTTTGAAGTTGGATATTTTTGAAATCCAATTTTTTCTTTTGTAATAGTTTCTTTAAATGGAACTTTTACTTTTGTAGATGTAATGTAGATTGATGAACCATCTTTATTTATATCCTCGTCAATTAGTGTACCAATAGGATTGGCATCCAATTCTTTATTTTGCTTATTTCGTATAAAGATGGATGGTGATGATGTTTTACCATCTTCTGTTAGGAAAAATTCGGAGAATCTAATTGTATTACCGACTCTACCTTGTAATATTGTATCTCCTGGTTTTGGTTTTAGAAATTTTATTTTTTCTTTTACTTCGTATAAGTTTTTTTGAGACTCATCTTTTTTATTTGATACGTTTGGTGTGCCTGTTTCTTTATTTTCTTTATAGTCCTTACTCTTTGGAGTTGAATCATCGGGTACTTTTACACCTGCTCCCGCTTGTGTAGTTTTATAATCTTCTCTAAAGTTTGGATATTGTGTAATTGTATAGGGTAACCAGAAATATTCATCCGAAGATTTTATAATCAAAACTGTTTCACCCGATATCGGATATGTTATATTATTTTTATCAAAAGGAAATGCGTAGTTTTCCAACGTTTTAGTAGAAGGCCTAGCAAATTCAATTGCACCTAAGAAACGAGTATCCTTAGTATCAAAATTTTGATTTTTATTATAAATTTTAACGTAATCGTCTGCGGTTTTTAAATCTAAAAAATCCTCCGATTTTATATAAACTTTTACAACCTTAGCAAGAAAGACTTCAAAAGATGAAAGTTGATTATTTTCGTTTGGCATTATAGTTTCTTTTTTATATCTTCTAATTCAATTTCAATATCGGTTAATTTCTCTTTATTCTTCTCCTCAACGGCGTTTATTGTATCTTCCATATCCATAAGTAACTGATTCTTTTCAGACTCACTCAACCAACCATCCTCACCAATGCCTTTAGCTTCTGCTGCAGCAAGACGTTGCGCAATAGTTGCAAGTTTAATCAAATGGTCATCGTTCTTAACTGATACCTCAATTAGGTCTTTAATGATAGGAGCTATAACAGTTGCTTCACCTACATTTCGTATGAGTTTACGCAGAGATTCTATCAGCTCGGAAATATTTTTCTTTTTATTAAGCTGATTATCGTATATATCTTTAAATAATGATGATAAATTTTTACCATCAAATAGTTGAAATTCAGACCCCATAAATATACTATTGTTTTATAATAATTATACTATAATGAAATTTATATCACAATATCGCCTACTCTGTCGTATTCATTATATAGCTCCATTTGTTTATCTTTCATTTTATTCACAACCTTTGTAATATAATGTGTGGGATATCCCGTCATTTCTCTAATAAGAAGATACAATCCTTTTTTATTAAAGTTTTCTATATATTCTGCTCTACGGAATAATTCCAATACCGCATCGGCTATTTGCATATCACGTTTTTTAGGAAAAAACTCCTCTAAATGTTTATCCCAATACAATAGCATTCGTTTATTAAACGTACGATACTCATCGTTATGAATTTCCTCTCTAAAGTTATTTTCTGTATCCCAACTCTCCGGCAAACAGGACATAACGTCTGTATCCTTATAACGCTTATAGTTAGCGTTATTATTTAATATGAGGTAATTCCTAGCTACAATGGTAAAGTACGAAAATGCCTTTCCTTTACCATTTTTATACATATGAATCTTCTCTATCATAAACGCAACTACTTCAGCCATTACATCTTGCGGACCATCATCGAAGTATGTAAATTTCCATTTATTATAAACGATTTCAGCCAGCTTATCAAAAGCCGGCTTTATTCGTTCTTTATAAATTTTATCTTTTAATAGTCTATCTGATATACTATTATATTCAATGATAGCATCTTCTGTGTCTTTTGTAAAGTACTGTTTTGAGTTTTTTTTCTTAGGCATCTGCTTCAATTTTTTGTTTAAATCTTTCTATTGTTTCTTTTATTAGAGAAAATATAGAACCAACCTCATCATCCTTTTCAAACATTTGTTTATCATCTATATTTTTTAGAGCCATCAATAATGCTTCATTTCTTTCTAACTCCTGATTTATAAATGTATCGCTTTCTTCAAAAAGTCTTTCGTATACTTCCAACTTTTGTAATAAATTCCAAGTTGTATATCCTAATGCTACCACTGTTAAGGATAATAATGTTATTGTTACTGCTATCATAATTAAACTATTTCATATCCTTTTAAGAAAAATGAATTTGCTTTTTTGTGTTTAACTTCTACAAATTCACCATCGGGTGATTTCATCATAATTTTTTCGTTACGTCCAAATGATGTGGAGTTTTTAATGGTTGTAGAATATGCTCTATCCCTAATCGTTAGTCCATCTAAATGGTCTATCTCATGCTGCACAACTAAAGTTTGTAATGTTTCAGTAGATACTCTATCTTTATCGCCATCTGGATTTATTTCAAAAATCAATTCACCTAAATTATCAGTTTGCACTTTAACTTTACAAGAACGAATGGTTTTAATTGGGTTGGTTAATGTTTTTGGAATAGATAGACACCCTTCGTAAAATAGGAAACCTTCCTTATCTCTTTCTACAATAACTGGGTTCAATAAAAATATAGATTCACCATCTACATTTATAATGCATGCTCTTTTATCTATACCCAATTGAGTTGCTGATAATCCTAATCCAGGATACTCAATCAACGCAGCTTCTAGTGTGGCCCTAATTTCATCGGCCTCTGTTTGTGTAAACTCACTTTTTAGTACGGGTGTTTTTAAATGTTTTGTAAATTGCGGATTAGTAATTCCGTTACTTAATTTGTCTGTAATTAATTTCATTTGTTTTAATTTAAAAATGGTAATATTGCCAATTCTTTTGCCTTTGCTTCAACCATAATATCTAAATCCAATTCGTATTTATTTGGTAGATTGTTGATGTAATCTGCATGCGCTTGGGGTTTAATTTTAGTATTGTTTTCATGTAATGCCTTTGATTCGGAATAATGTACGACCGGTGTGATATTCATTGGCCAAGTCGAAGCTGCTAGTTTAACTGCTTCTTCCTCACTCAAATCGCCGGTACAAAATGTGTGGTGATGATAATCAAAAACGATAGGAATACCTATTTTATTGTGAACATACATCAAATCCTTTACCGAATACATTGATACCTTATCATCGTTCTCAACTGTAAGCCTGCTTTGAACCGATTTAGAGAGCTTTCCGAAGTTCTCACAAAATCTATCCATAGCAGTTTGCTTATCCCCATAAACTCCGTTACAATGAATATTAATCTTATTGTAA